GTACCTTACGATTTGGTTTTGTCTTTGTTTGCTCCTAACTTGCGGAATTGTCTCACGACTTTCCGCATCTTTCTCAAAGAGATACCTTTCTGGTCTTCAGACCATTCGTCGGAGTGAGGTCTACCCCTAGGGGCCCGACCTTCAGTCTTCGGCAAACTTATGTACTCATCTCCGGAAAGCCAGTTATCGTGATTTCTTTTATTAATGTGGTCAACTACCACATCACGAGAACCTAGCCTCTTCCAGAAACTGCGCAGGCCGCGCAGTGACCAAGGCTCTTCATCATAGCAGGAGTCATTATTTCTAAGTTCTCCTGGTTGATCTATGAGTCGAGACCAAAAGGACACGTTGTACCAGTGTCTATCAGACTTTACTACAGTATCTGAGACAGCTTTCGGAGGTTTTCCTCTGAAGAATGATCGGACAAAATCATCCGTTAGTCTATCTTTCAAAGGTATCCCCTTTGGGTTGAGACCCAACCCTTCGGGTTCTGGTAAACAGGCAAAATCGCTAACCAAGCGACGATACCTGGGTATCACGAGGCTTATGCCTCGCCAACCGAGACTCAACAAAGGTCCGGCTGGATTACCTGCGGTAGAGGGTAAGAACTTATACACTCTTAAGGCTCCTTGCGGGCCTATAACCTTACCAGCGAATTCTCCTACTCTGTTACTTACGATTGTTTTAGCTGGGCTTACTTCTATGCCCATCTGTTTTATGTATCGTAAATAAGAATTTGCTACTTCCGGATGGTCGATCACGACATCATCTCCCAAAACACGGAAGTGTAGCTCTCCGTCTTGCAAATCATGCTCCTTACTGATACTATTCAGGAGCAGACCATGGGTCAAGGCAAATACCCCAAACGAGGGGTATAAACCTAGTGGTTGTCCCACGGACCACGTGACCACCATACCTGGAGTCTCAGGTTGTTTAACAACCCATCGACCTCTAGATAGATGTGCAAAGATACCCAACAAGCTTTCCATTTTCGTCAGATTGGCTGCCATGGCTGCCGCTTCTGTCTGCCACTTTTCTTCACCGTTGTCAGATGGTTGTTGCACGTTGTAGCCGAAGCTTGTGCGTTTCCTCTGAGTGGTTACAAAGAGTTTTAAGACTTCTCGGAGCTTCTGAAGAAGCGTTCTCATCGTGTCCACTTGGACTTGAAGGGGGAATCTATCAGTTGCACTGCTTAAATCGATAGAGTATACTGTACGACCCTTATTTAGGGCTTCTCTAACGAATCTCACGCCTTCCTCCTGGTCATATGTACAGTCCCAAGCGTTATGCTTGTTTATATGACCAACAAAGTCGCCGAGCGGGCTTAGTATAGCTTGCCACGCGCGGAAGGGGTTAGCGATATGACGGAGTTTCGCTCCTCTTTCTTGAATTAGATGCAC